GTTTCCCAGTCACGATCCACGGGGGCAACAATGTCATCAGGGTCGGACTCGGCTGTACCGAAGTCTAAAGCGTTGTAGCTCAAGCCGTCATTGATGGAGCTTACTATGAACTTCTTAGAATCAGTGGTAACTAAGAAGTAGCCATCTATGAACACTACGAACTGGGGGTTACCATTCGCAGTGAAGTCCGAATCCGTAATCTCAGCAAAGGTATCTGTAACGTGGTTGTAGATATACCCCTTACCGTTAGGCACTAAGACCATGAGCTGTGTGCCGTTATCAGCCATTGAGACTCGTACAGTGCCTTCAATGTCACCGATAAACGTCAGCGTGTAGTTTTCTTCTAACCTGTATAACCTGTCGCCATTAACGAAGTAAGGCTTACCAGCCATCTCATGCGCGCCACGGTTTATATCATTAACGGTTTGCGCTTCAGCGACTTGAGTAAGTCCCTCAGTGCCGAATAGAGTCTCTTGAGAAAGACCAGCACCCTGAACCATGTTCGGATACCAGTTAGTACACTCTTGAGCTGCGATAGGCAGAGAGTCTGAGACATAAAAACCATTCGCTATGGGTAACTGAGTTACAGGCATTAGAGCGCCCCTATAATGGCATCCAATACAATCAGGTTATCAGTTGTGGATTCGTTCCTGACAAATATCTCAACGTAGTCGCCTTCATCTAGCTCAAGGTTTGCGAATGTCGCAAGGCTTCTGTAGAGGCCGTTAGACGTTGTGGTAGTAGTCTTGGTAGATGGAATGACAGTGCCGTTTAACGCGATGTACATGGACACTTTGTGGTTCGTACCACTTGCCACAGTCATACTGATAATTGCGTTAATGATATGCCTTGCAGTATTACCATCGTGCGTAATACGTCCTGTAGTGTCTCCAGTGTATCCAGCCTCATCGCCTACTATAAACGTGCCAGCTACCTTCACGGCTGTGGCAGTGCTTGCTATTACCGTTTCAGTGGAGTTGCCATGCATATGTACATTTGCGTACTCAGCAATTCCTTCCTGAGCGATGGTGACGTAGTTATCAGTAGAAGTTAAAGCAATACCATTACCCGCCACCAAACTAGCAAACGTAGGACTGTCTGCTGTGGTGTTTAGGAATATAGGAGTTCCTGTCGCATCTTGTGTGAAGCTATGCGCCAGTATCACGCCATTCTCAGGAGAGACGTTAGCCGTAATACCTGAGCCATTCTCAAGGTTGCGGATGTTATTCACCGTACCCTGAGTGTCTAAAATTGCTGCGCCAGTGACTGCGCCGTCTTGGACTATAGAGCCAGTAACCCCAAGGTTGGAGACAAAGTTGTCGTAGCTGATCTTGTAGTTAGTACCATTCACTACATAGTCTAAATAACCGCCAGCCTCAACCGTGGTCTTAGCAACGAAATAACTTTTCTTACGACCTTGTGCGCGTGTAGTCATTGGGTATTATTCTCCAGACCAATAGCCCCAGTAGTCTCAGCGAGTATCTCAGCTTCGTAATCTGGGTAAAAATGTCCGTTAAGACCCCAAGACTCATCTTCGTTACCAGAGCCAAGAGGTAATGTAGAAGGTAGTGCTGAAGCGCGTATACGCTGACCAATGGTACGCATAGTCTGCAAGCCTTGACGAGCAGCTAGTACCAATCCCTCAGAGACAACGCCTCCGTAGTCAGGTGAGACTTCAATCGCCATGTTAGCGATGAGTCCACGCAATGCCCCTGTCGGAATTGTGACAGTATCACCTAAATCTGACACTTCCGTATAACCCAAGCTAATGCCTTGTGCATCTAGCTGAGCCATGTAGTTGTTCATAGCAAAGATAAAGTCTTGATACTCGTCTGGCTCAAGTTGAGCTTCAGATGCTTGTACCAAGATTCTTTGTAACGCCGCCTTAGCGACTTGAGCTACAGTAGCCATTATTCGTACCTTGCAGATTTAGCGCCTTTACAGCGCCAGCGCTTGCGACTTAGGTTGTTTGGCGTATTTGGATCATTCTGCTTTTCTTTAGGTAAGCCCTTTTTAATACCTAATGACCTAGCACAGTATGAGTCGCCCTTCTTTGTACCAGCGCGTACTCGTGGCCCACCACCTTTAGCTTCACCAGCCTGCCCATAGGAGACTTTCTTGCCAGAGGCTGTAACCTTTACTTTAGCCTTACCTTTCTGTGGTTTTGCCATATAAGCGAAAAGGGGGCCGAAGCCCCCTCCTCCATTCTAGCGTTATACGCCGAAGCCTTGACCTGCGAAGAGCGGGTTGAAGGTTGCGTATGCAGGCAGAAGGTCGAAACGAATCTTCTGCGTGTTGGCATCACCGTCTGCGTACTTAGATACACGGATTGAGAAGCCATCGCTAGTAGTAGCGATTGTGTCAGTGCTGTAGAGCTTAGGCAGCTTGACAGTGCCGATGCCGAACGCCTGCTTCGTGTAGAAGAGGTTAGGCTGGTACAGAGTTGAAGCAGCACCAAGGATCGTTACAACAGCATCTTCGGCAGGAGCCGCAGTGACGTTGTTGTACTGACCGTCAGCTTCGTAGATAGCAGCACCTGAGACAGTGATAGTCGCAGCGTTAGCAGCGATAGTCACGTCTTCGAGTACAGTGCCTGTCCACAGAACTTGGTTGCCAGCAGCATCAAGCATAGGCTGACGAGTAGCTACGTTGAGACGGTAAACGCCTGCGATAGTTACCATGTCACCAGCTTTGATAGTACCAGTACCCAGACCGTCGAGAGACAGAACCTGAGTCATAGTGTCCTTAGCTGTAACGTAAGTTGCGTCAGGAGCAGCAGCCAAAGCGCCTTCACGGTCAGAAGTAGAACCTGAAGTGTAGCTAGACAGAGCGTTAGAAGTAAGCGCCATCATGCCACCGAAAGATTGGCTGATCTGTGCTTTTTCCCATGCTGTACGAACAAGGCCATCAGCCGCATTCAAACCGTTCTGAGCTGAAGACAGCGCAGTAGTAGTGAAGGGGTTCATGATGTAGTACTTGTCGTCGCTCATAGGAACGCCGATTGAATCCATCAATGCACCAGCACCAGCTACGTCTGACCAAGCATCTACGGCAGTACCGTGAGTACCATACTTGAGTGAAGCGTTCTTGCGGATGTATGCGCCAAGATCAAGTTCCATGTCAGTCACAATGCGACGCGCCATAGGCTCAATGATTTGGTCGAGTTGGTCTAGCTCAAGAGCTTCTTCAATGTTGCCCCACTCAGTAGCGGCAGTGAAGTAGTCTTGTACTGTACCAGTTGCCTTACCAGCAATGATGTCGCTCTTAGTGCTTGAGCTAATGTTACCGCCAGAAGTACGGATTGAGTTGTAGTCGTGTGGACGCTTGAAGTCTACAGTTGAACCGCTTGAAGGGTTGAACTTGCCAGACAGAAGCTGTGTGTCCACAGTCTTGGTTAGAACTCGGCTTGCTTCGAATGCTTCTAGGAAGACCCGAGCCACTTTCCGAGTGACGTTACTATTAAGATTGTTAGCCATTTTACCTTTTCCTATTCAAATGTTGCGCCTTGAGGCCCTCTAGGTTTGGGGGCAGTTCCAGCGCCGTGTGGCTGCTCCAATGGATCAGGAGCAGAATTTACCTTGGGTTTAAGAGCAGCAGCCTTCTGCTTGACCGTAGTAGCTATGTAGACAGCCGCCCTTGCAGGTGACATATCCTTTAGCTTCTCTAGCTCTAAAAGATTCTTAGACAGATAAGTGGTAATCAATGGCCCTTGGTCTTCTTCAAGAATGAAATTAGCTACCTCATCTTGAATACCAAACTGGGCTATCGTGTTACCTGCTGCCTGCAAATCCTCTGACTTAATCCCTAGCTTAGTAGCCCTTTGGGAATAAGACTGAACCTTCTCAGTCAGTGCTTCTTGCTGCTTCTGGGCTTGCTGTTGGCGCAGCATTTCTTGCTGTTGCCTCAAAGCCTGTTGCTGCGCGTCATACTGCAACGCAGCCTGCATAGCCTTGTCCCTCTGTTCTAGCTGCCTTCTGTATTCCTCGTCAGAAACTGCAAAAGGGTCTGGAATGTCTGGGACTTGCGGTCTACGCTGTTCAGGAACTTTCGCTTCTAATTCTTCAAGCCGTTTCTTCAGGGCTTCTGCCTCTCGCTCCTTCTCTCGGAGCTTAAAGACCTTCTTCCCTACAGCCTCATCAAATATCCGCTGCTGTTCTTCACTGAACTTGATTTGTTTATCCTGAGTCTCCTCAGCCTCGGGCGCTGAATCCGAATCCTGTTCCTCAACAGAATCTTCAGTTTCGACTACCTCCTCTACTTCCTCTACTACGTCGTCGGAATCATAGGTGTAGTTGTCTTCTGGTTGCAGCTCGCTCATGTTTTGCCCCTTACGGTAAATGCCACGAAGAAAGGTCGTGTGCCTTATGCCGATAATACCATATTTAGGTAAAAATCAACACTTGTTGGCTAAATAGGCTAATATATGGGCAAATTAACCAAGGAGTTAATCATGAGCGATATATTGGACGCATTTGAGACAGACGACCCAGATCAGATGTCTGACATCCTGCTGGACACAATTGGACAGCTAATAGAAGCTGACAGGGCTGGAGATAGCCCTATCATTGAGGAGTTGTGGGAGAAGGTGGAGGATATGATTACGAGTCTGGTTGAGGCTGTTTAAAATTGTGCTTAGATTCGTAAGAAAGACGATACAAGCCTTTTAATATCGCTATCTGTTGATCTGTTAGTTGATGTTCTAGCTCTACAATATTGCGGTCTGTAGATTTCTTCATTTCTTCTCTGATTGCTTTAATTGATGTTTTGATGGGCTTCACCTATTTAGTAATAGCGCAGCGTGATTGCTTTGCTTGCTAAGTAGACGAATCAGAGTGGAAAATTATTCCATCTATTTTTAAACTATCCCTCGTAACGCACTGGTAGTACCAACGCTAGAGAGTAGGTCTGCGCTGTCAGCCTTTGTTGGGTCGAACTCGGCGTTGGTGGAGCGGATGTTCTTAGGGTCAAAGATATTCATTTGAATGACATTGCCGTCAGCGTCAAACTGCCTAATGCCCTCATAACCCTGATCTTTTAGGCTTTGTATTCGCGCCTCATCAAAAGGCATAATACTGCTGCCTTCTAAGTCTAAATAATTTAAGTTGCTTTTGACTCTTAATGGCAAAACATTTGGGCCAGCGTTATTTGTTTGCCTTTTCATAAACTTACGCACTGCGGCATAGCCACTAGCTTTCTCGGGGTTTGGAGTAACGTAAACACCCCCGCCTAAATCACCAACAGTGGATGGTTGTAGCTCCGCAAAGTCAGAGGCAGTTCCGTGATAAAACACATTATCAGTATCAAACCCAAGGTCTTGCGCCCGCTGCATTCTGGCTTCTTCGTTGATTCGCCTATAGGTTTTTCTTGCTGCTGCTTCTCCAGCCTCTGTAAAGCCGCCAGATTGAGCCATAGGGTTCTGCGACCTGTACAAGTATGATAGGTTGCCACCAATGCCTTGGCCTTGCATTTGGTCTACAACAGCTAATTCGCTACTGTCTCCGCCGCCAACCATATATCCAACCACATCCTCTTCACCCAAATCAGGGTTATACCCAAGCGCGTATATTCCATCCCCTCCTTCAACATACCTAATCTTTTCCCCAGAAGGTAGTTCCTGCGTCATGATTTCTTGGGCATTGCGAGGGGCCATTCCATACATATCACCCATACCTAAGTTCGGTCTAGCCTCTGGAGCTATTCGTGTGCCTTGTGGATTAATGGCGCTTATATATTCGTCTTCAGTCATGCGTAAGCCACGAAGTGCCGACTTAGCACTCTTAGCAGCCACATCACCAACAATAGGCACAACGCCCATCATGTTGATACCAGCACCAACCATGTCACCCTGCCCATAGGCTCTTGATGCGTCCTCTAAGCCAAGAACATCACCAACCACAGGCAAGAAGTCCACTGCTGTTTCAACGCCACCAGCGGCATTGAGAAGCCCCTGACGGTATCCACCCTCAAGACCTGTAGCGTCTACTGCATCGCGCATCAGATTACTTAGAGCTGACCTGACAGTAGGTCTAGCGTTTTGCATAGTCTGGACGCGAGGAGCTACCTGCGTCCTACCCTGTAGAGAGTATCTGCGTGATAGCTCCTGTTGGGCTAACTCAGCGACGGTTGGCAAGGCTAATTAACTCCGCTTCAGACATCATTGGTATACGAGACTTCATCATCTGCTGCTTTGATCGTGACTGGGAAAC